AGAACCACCAAGGTTTCCAGTAAAGCCAGCTTCCCCTGCAGTCGGCGCATTTCCGACTCCGATTCCTCCACCACCAGCCGTGTCCTGTGGAGCGCCACTAGCTCCTTGAGGTACTCCTCCAACCCCTCCCATACTAGGTGGTTGTTGACCAGCGGCAGAAGCAGCTTCGCCTGTTGATTGTTCATTCATGCCTCTCAGTATATCTGCAAAAACTGCTGCTTCACTAATATCATTAACTAATGAATCAGGATCAATATCTTGACTGATAGCAAGTTCTCGCACTAAATTAGGTATTTTAATAAATGGTGCTAACATAGGATTAGCTATAGTTTGTAGTAGCGCAGTTAGACGTTGTGTGCGTACTTCTTTCTGTACGACTGCGCTAGTACCTTTAGGTTTAATTTCTAGATCACCAATCTTTTCTGGTGTATCATCATTAAATTGCATGTTCCATTGAAAGAAAGCTTCACCTAAAGGTTTAAGTAAATAATCATCCACGTTCTTAATAACTGTCTTGACACTTAGTCCTGCACTAGACATTAACATACTAAGTCCTGCTGCAGTACGTCCTGTACCACTAACACCTGTCTGTCCATGCGAGATACTTTGTATACCTGTTTGTTCGTCAGCTAACTGCCTAGCTTTGTCGTACATTTGTATATTTTCACCAGCAGTACTTGGAAACTTAATGGCGTTTACTGCAGTACCTGTAACTCCTGACTGCCTACGAAAAACTTTGCCGGGAAAGATGTCGTATGATTGACCGGGAACTAGTTGTGTTTCATCTATGTCAAACACTAGATGCCCTGCTAGAGCTAGATTGTCGATAGCCATACGCATGTGACCATTCATAAGAAGTTGACTGTCTTCCATGTTCTCGGCTACACCTACACCAAACAACTGATAGGGATTAAGCTCATATGGAAAAGAGTGGTAAGGTATACGTGCAGGAATGAAAGGATTAATAACAAAGCGTAGTATTTCTTGTCCACACATCCAAACGTTTACTTGAACAGAGTCAAGATCGCTCTCAATGTTGTCAATATCAATTCCAAAGTCTTCTGCCAAAGAGCTATCAAGACTTCCCCAATACTCATAAACCTCGTAACGATTAGTCGAGTAAGTAGGATCATCTTCGTTAGCGTGTAGTGAAGATTCAAAGTAACGCTCTTGATAGTTAGGTCCACTAGCAAGAACATTTCCGATAGCTTCTTCATCAAAGTGTGGACGATTAATGAGATCACGTATTTGCTCTCTATTCATTCTATGACGTTGTATGACGTACTCTGCATCAGTAATACTAGTTGCACTAGGATCAGGATAGAAATCCCAACAACTTACCGACTCTATCTTAGGAACTGTCTTCTCTATAGGTTCATAAGTCTTTGCACCATTCTCATCTTTAACCCAGTTATGTACTGTTTTAGTGTAGTTGAATGGTCCTTTAATTACACCTGTTCCTAGTAGCGCACACTCAAAGATAGAGTGCCGCAATACAGTAACTGCACTAGTATCTAATAGTTGATCCTGTATACACTTCTCCATTATACGCGCAGCTTCTGCTGCAGGAGAGATTTGAGGCTCTCCCATACGTGCAGGACCAGAAGCTAGATTAGCTCCCTCGTATCTGCTTCTTAACCCACCTAAGTCTGCGGGTTGTGGTCCTTCTTCTTTAGGTGTAGCCTCCATTGCACCGGGAAGTAGCTCATTGCCATCTCCCGCAAAGCCATAGAGGTCTGGTTCTTTCTCTGATAAAGGCACTTTACTTAAATGAGCAAACTCATCTATACCTGTTGGCATTGGAGAAGATTCTACAGAAACAGGAAAGTTACTATTAGCAAATAATATATCTACTATCTGACCGTAAGCTGCTAACACTTTAGTCTTTGTTATTTTAATAAAGACTTGACTGCGCTCGTTGCTACGGTACTGTGTGCTAGAGTCGTAGACACCACGATAGTTTTTGTAGGCTTTTAACCATCGCTCTTCTTCTAGTTGTCTACCTGACTCAGCACTACGAAAACGTTCCATGATAGTGCCAACGATGCCTGTAGCTCCTTTAGCTTCAGGAACGTCAAGCATCTCATCGCCTTCGTAGTCGTTTGTATTATCTGCCATATGTATGTTTCTTTTTCTGTACTTAGATACTCTGTTTAGATGAAGCCATAATCATGGCAGCTTGACCCATATGATTGTTACCTGACGTTGAAGGAAAATCTTCCGTTAAAGTGCTTTCTTTAACACCTACACCAAACTCTAGTTTTTCACGATAGAGTGCTGATTCATCAACGTCTGAAAACTCACCTTGTTTACTCATTTGACCCATGATGTAGCCTTTTCCGTACATTTGCTTGTTACCTGTTGGCATGTTACTCTCTCCTTTGTTGTTGTTGTTTAATTATGGCCTCGTAGCGAAACCACTGTATTCTTTTAGTAAGGGACTATTATTATACTTAGCTAGTCCCTCTTCAATTTTACGTGTAGAAGTATCTAAACTTTCTTTATCACGTTTATCTATAACTTCAGCTAAAGGCTTTTTACCAAATACCTTATCCATGTCTTCTTTTAGTGCAGTAGTTTCTGGATTAGTTCTTCGTGCCTCAAAAGCTTTATTTTCATCTAGATTTTCTTCTAGTCTACGAGAAGCAAAGTTAGCTACTGGTTCTCTAGTATCCGTTGTCTTTTCTGACTTTAGAAGTTCTAATAATTCAGCTTGTGTAGAGTCTTCTAAATTAGGTGTGTCACCTGTAGGACTAGAATCTAACGCTACGTCTAAGGCTGCATCAGCTACTGTTGGAAGAATAGTGGCTCCTCCAGTAAGTGCGGCAATAGCTAGTTTCTTAGCTACTGATTTAGCTGTCTTACTAGTAACAGCTTTTTTAAGCTCATTACCTCTATCTAACCAATACTCTGTTCCAAGACCTTCTTTAGAGTTCATTTTTTTAATCCACTCTTCATCAGAAAGAGAAGAGTAACTAGGAGCTTTAGGTTTTTCTGTTGGTGCTTTTGGTTTATTCGTTAAAAGTTCATCTGTTTGTTCTTGAGTATTCTTTAAACGTTCAAGAGTTTTTTCTGCTTTCTCAGCAGTTTTTTCTATATTACTAAGGGTTTCTTCTGCAGTTTGAGATAATTGTGAAGCAGTAACTTTAGCTTGTGTTTGATGTTGTTCTATTTTGTTTTCTAAATTACCAAAAGGTGTATCAGGAAAAGTACTTGGTGTGTTTTCTGCAGCTTGATTAAAACCTAAAGATTCCATCCAATTTTTAGGATCAGAAACACCTACATCATTAAGGTATAATCTATAAAAAGAATCCATAGCAGAAGAAACGCCTGTTTTTCTGTTACCTCTTAACACTTTATAATGAGATAAACCCATATCTTTAGAGAGATTATGCCCTAAAACTTGATTAGCCATATCACTACCTACTGTTTCATCAAGAACATCAAAAACATTCTTACGTAAGTGTGATACAGTAAAAGGAATTAGTTCATTTTTATTGTAATCAAATATTTCTAAATTGTCTTTTAAAAGCTCTGTATTCATAGCTTTGTTTATTATTTTACCATACTTACTTTCTAAAGCACTAGATTGTTTTCCTAAGAGTACTTTTTCTGGGTCTGTAGAAATAGGCCATAAAGATAAACGGCCTTCTTTTTCTGCTCTTGTTGCTTGTTCACGCAAAATTTCGTAGACAGCTTCTCCTAAATGGTAGTTTGTAGGGTTACCTTTATTATAGATAAGCACAGTCTTCATATTTCTAGAAAGATACTTTACGTCATCTACTCTTTTGTTTCTATCAAAAGGTTCAAGCTCTATTTGAGTTATATCTGGATTTCTTAAACCAGTTAGTAATTTTACTACAAACCAAGATTTAACATCAGGATTATCTATTTTATTTAAAGATACATCTATAGCACGATGTAATTTATCTTGGTCTGGAAGAGATAGATTTGAGCTTGTACGTGCTGCTGCACGATCAAAACCTAAATCACGTTTACCAGAGTCTCTTAAATTTTTCTCTTTATTAGAAAAGTAGTTAGCTTCAGTTTGAGGTTTTGAATGATTTATAAGAGCTATTATATCTCCTGCTATAGCCCCTGTATTTGAAGGTGTTCTTTTTTTCCCTGAAGAAGTAAGAGACTGTGTTGGATGATTTTTAACAACATCTAAAAGAGTAGCGTAGCCTTTTTCACTGTTTACTAAAGACATATCATCAGTTAAGTTAAGATCAGAAACTTCAATATACTTAAGTAGTCTTTGATAATTACTTTTTGTTTTTGTTGTAGAAGCAATTTTAGCATCTATTGCTTCTTGAATTGTGACACCAAATTTAGCCATAGTTAGTATCCAAATACGTTGTTAACAGGTGCATAGGTCTTTTCTTTGACTCTATTGAGCATTCCTGCGTGTGGTAAACCTGTCTGTCTAGTCATACACATATACCTTAGAGCATCATAGGCGTGATCTTCAGCGCGTGTGTCTACATCTTCAGAGTTAGTTTTAGATAGTGGAAGTGTGGGTAACGTGCGTATGAGATTCGTACACGTACTTACTATACGTAGTCGAGCCTCTCCTGTACGATCATTGAAACCTAATCTTCTATGCAACTCTATCTTTCCTGACATACGATTTTTATCTGCTGGTATGAAACGTACACCATTACGTGTTAATGTTTCTGCTATGCTTGGACCAGTACCATGATTAGACCAACACGCTCCGTCTAGTACTGATATACTCATGGGTGGATCATCTTGTTCTAGAGCTAGTATCATCTCAGCTAGTGTCTCACCCGTGTAGCCTTTGTTGTATAGCTCACGATATATCCAGAAATTGTTGTCCCAATCTACTGCACCCCAGAGGACGCAGCTAGGGCTACTATAACCATAATCAGCAGCCCGTATTCTGGGCCAGTTATACGGTATCTCAAATGGTGCAACAACGTGGACTGATCTATCAAATTCGTAAAAAGCCGCTCCATCAGCAACATCCCAATCTCCTTCTAGTAGTCTTCTACGCTCTACCTCTGGAAGAGATAGTAGCATTGCTTCGTACTCTCCTGATTCTGCTAGATGAGGGTTATCTGTTAATCTAGCAGGTATAAATCTACGCTGAAATAAAGGTTGATTTGCTCTCTTAGGATGAGTAGGAGAGTATGTTAAAGTCTTTCCTGTATCAAAGTCTGTTGCCCAAAAGGGTGAATTAGGTACAGAAGGGTCTATGAACATCTTCTTTATCCACCAACCGCCACCACCACCGGGATTAGCAGAAGCTCTCATGTAAGTCTCTATTGTAGTATCTGTACTACGTAGGCGACTTCGTAGATAGTTCCAAACGTAGGGAGTAGGATAATGTCCTAGCTCGTCTATACCAATCCAAGTAAAAGCTTGTCCTTGATAACGTGCTACGTCTGCGTCTTTATCTACGTAACTAAATAGTGCGGTAGCGCCACTCGGAAAAGACCATGTACTTTTAGACTCTCTAAATATTGCACCGGGAAAAGCTTGTGGATATATCTTTCTAGATTGATCTATAAGCTCTGTAAGTTCTGATAGAGTTCTACGTAGTAATAGCGCACGATGATTACCGTTGTGTGCGTATCTTAGTAGGTCCATTAGCATGGCGAAAGATTTACCGCCACCTGCTGCACCTCCGTATAGTACTTCTTTCTCTGGGGCTGCTAAAAAGTCAGTCTGTGGACCAGTGTTCGGATTAAATAAAATTTGTGTATTATCGTGTAACGCTGCCTTTAGACTTTTTGGTAACTTCTTAACATTCTCCTCGACTGCTAGCCCACCTTTGCCTATAAGTTTTTCTGCATGTTTGATGTTGGCTTGCTTGTCGTTGAGTTCGTTTAGCTTCTTCTTAGCTTTTCTTTCTTGTTCTTGTGCGGATGAAACCTTTTTACGTACTATTCTTTTCTTTTTCTCTATGCGAGATACGTTGTAGTTTCCTTTTTGTCCCTTTGCTAACTTAGGTCTACCTGCTTTTTTCTTAGTAGGAGGTTCATCACTATTCAAAGTCTTGCACTAGCTCTTCTGTAGGAGTTGATGGTTCACACTCACAAGTCTCTGGATCACACTTGCAACCTTCTTTACCACATTTAGGACACACATCTTCTAAGGTCATGCTACGCTCTCCGTGTAGGTTTCTTAACAGTTTTAGCAGCACGTACAAAGTTCTTTTTAGTAGGAGCGCCTTTAGCACCTACCTTACGCATAGTCTCTTTAGAGCCATCAGCAATACGTTTACGTTTAGCGTGTATGTTGGCGTATAGGCCGGGTTTTTTAGGTATAGCCATTATGCTTTTGCCTTCTTTTTCTTTGTCTGAGCTTTCTTTGCTGCAATGTGTGCTTTAGTGAAAGTTTCACCACTTCGCATAGCCTTACGCATATCTGCCATATGTTTAGGGGTGTGATGTTTACTATGTTCTTTTAATTTATCTTGCTGACGTTTAGTTATAGGAGTTGTTTTCATTAGCACTTCCATCTTTTTCTGGCTTGTCTGATACGACTGTCAGGATCGTTACGTGTCTTAGCTGACGCTTTCTTGAGTTGACCTAGTGATCTAGCGCAGTAACTTTTACGTCTGTTAGCCGCTTTACTTCCAGCTTTTACTTTACCAGTTACGGCTGTCTTTAACTTGCTACCGGGATTAGCTCTGTTGTGTGCTGCTACTCC